CTGCCACCGGGGACACCTTCACATCCAATCGTGATCCCACCGCCGACACCTGGAGTGCCGGCGCATCCGATCGTGTTGCCGCCTCCCCCGCCTGGAGAAGGAGTTAAGCCGCCTCCGCCCGAAGGTGGTTGGGGGTATGCACCTGGCGCGGGCTGGGGATACTTTCCAGCACCGGATCAGCCTTCACCGAAACAACCTTAATGCCCTACAAAGACTATGAAAGGGTGTTAGAGTTCGACTCGTTCCTGTTGCCTTGGGGCCTCCTAAAACAGGAGGCCCTTCTTTTGGGAGGAAGCCATGGTGAAGAAGTGGATTCAAAAGGCTGTTAACCCGGAGCACAAAGGCTACTGTACTCCGATGACGAAGCCGACCTGCACCCCGCGCCGCAAGGCGCTGGCGAAGCGCTTCAAGAGTGGCGATCTCAGCAAGAAGAAGTAGCGATCGTCTATTGACACGGTTAACGTTTTGGCAACACATTCGCCGCCGACTCAACGGGTAGTGGTCTGCGGTGGACGCCGTACAAGAAATAGCCACCCGTCTTGCTGATGAAGGTGTGCCGGTTGCCGCCATTGCGCGCGCGACGCGGATCCCGCCGAGCGATCTCTGGCAGCAATTCCACGAGGCTTGGTACGACGGCAAGCTCGTCGGCTTGCCGCGCAATGATTGGCCGCCTAATGTGCGCCGTGGCGCTCGCACGCCGGAGTTCGCCAAGCTTGCCGACATGACCGAGGAGCGCTTGGTCACCGCGCTGACCAAGCGGTTCACGATCTCACGTACTCAGGCGCGGTTGCTGCTAGCTTTGATCGAACGCTACGACGTCCCCAATCCTGATCTGCTCGAGATCTACTGCTCGCGTGACGACGGTTACCACGAGAGCGGATACACCAATCTGCGCATCCAATTTCACTCATTGCGGGAGAAACTGAAGCTTTTTGGGCTGTTTATCGAGACAATTTGGGGTTATGGCAAGCAGATGCCAGCGGCGCACCGTCGGCGGGCGCTGGACATGTTGATGGCCGACCTAGAAACAGGGGATCTCCAGAAATTCGCCAAATCTGCCTAGATTCATCGCGAATCAGGCGATTCTCACGCTTTAAGTGGTGAAAAAAGGCTCGAATTAAGGGGTCGGATTCGATGTCGAAATCTGTGATGAACCAGCGCATAGTTCTTTCCCCGGTGAAATTTAGGATGTAAGGTTCACGTTGCTCGCCGTCGGCTCAAGACGGCATCAACGGAGAACCATCATGCACGGTAACGTCACCACCATTACGCCCGCAAAACCCCCTGTCGAAGACAAATACCGCACGGTCACGCTGACCAATCGTGCTCCGATACGCATCAAGGAGGACGAGTGGCCGATCATTGGTGAGGGTGGAACCGGCAGCGGACCGGACATCCCTGATGAATGGTCGTGGGAGATCAAATTCGTTGTGCGACATAACAAGTATGGACATCGGCTAGGGATCCACGACCGAATACTGATCCACGCTGTTTATGTGAAAAACGACGAGAATGACGAGAAATATCAGAAAGTTCGAGTTGGACGGCTGCTGAAGGACAATGCAATCTTTCATTTGTGGAAGAACATGTTGGAGGTTGCCGACGAGATGCGCGAGCGGATACTTGATGAGAAGTTGCGCAGGTTTGTAACGCATGCGCTTGACAACTGTTTTGCCAACTTGAAGCCGATCGAAAACTATTAGACGCCAATGCGGCTCAACGATACGATTGCAGCAGTCTCGCTCGCAATCAAGGCGTTGTGGGCGAAGATCTGGCTGCGACGTCCGCCGCAGCCTGCAGTGACGCCTGCTGTAGAAACTGTTGCTGAACAACCTGCGCCAGACGACGAGCCCAAGGTCAACCGTCATCAGCGTAGGCAGCGTAACGCGCTGCGTCGTAAACTTGAGCGCGAGCGTCTGAAACATGATGAGTGGGTGACGCCTGGCGGTCTCGAGCCGATCAGATATACGCGCTCGCCGTCCGTTGAGCACGAGCGTCCATCGCAGACCAGCGAAAAGCTCTATGAATTTCTCGATCAGCCTCTCATCGGCGATGAATGGCGCGAAGGCGATGGCGGCCCCGATGTCTTATTCGAGCAAAATGAATTCTTTGGCACGTTTAATTTCCGCGATACGATCCTCAAGCAACTCGATTTGTATTGGCTCTATATCGAGCGGATGAAGAAGTACGATTCGGGTGCATACGAATTTTATCGGCGCATCGGTGCAACGCTTGTTCCTTATGCTGCGAGCGGCGCGCGTAACAAGTTTAAGCGATTCCATAAATATAAAGGCAAGGATCTCGAACACTACAAACACGAGATTTACTTGACGCCGTGGTTCAAGGAACATTGGCCGACGTGGGGCTGTGTCTGCCACGGCATCGATCCGCTGCACGAAGAGCAAGAGAACACCGAACTGGAAGGCAACTTGTGGACGCCGAAGTTTCTCTATTTTGTCGGTGTCGAGAACGTTCCGTGGCATACACAGCATGTGACACGGCCTGGCAAATATTATCTGATGACAATCTATTGGGATCGTCCCAATCATCCGAAGTGGCGGCATCGCGTTCATTGGGGGGTGCCGCAAACCTATCCGCTGTGGATCAGCGCGGATGGTGAAACTCTATCTATTTTGAAAACTCGCGAAACAAGTACTGGCACTATCCGCCCTGAGCATGATTGGCGTATCCCGTATGATTATAAGCAATGGGCAAAACAGTACGGATTGACTGCGCAAGTTCATCTGTCGCATTTGTTCTGTAATGCCGCGCGCATGATCGAACAGACCAACTATGCGACGTGTCGTGTTGCTGTCAGCAAGGGCGAGCTTACGGCAGTCTTTGGTATCGAGCCGCAGCGCATCCCGTATTTCTTTAAGGACCGCGATGTCACGTTGACCCACAATGGCAGGAAAGAGCGCATTTTCCATGTCGTGCGTCCATTCGTGGACAGCAGCGGCAAAGCGCATCCTATGCAGTTTCGCGGGTTGAAGGAATTCGAATGGGCAGGCTGTCATGTCAAGATCACCGTGCCTGGGCGCGATCATTTTGTGCCACTGGAATTCAACGTTCCGATGCTTAATGTGCATCGTCGCAAGCATAAAGGTGAGATGAACGAAGCTGAAATCGCCGAATGGATGTTGAAGAAAATGAATCAAGGTATGCGCTGAAAGGCTACGTCCATCCCGCTGCAGTGATCTGCGGACGTTCGACTTTCTTGGAAGGCGCGCTGCGCTGCATCAGATATTGCACCAGATTGCCGTGAACGATCAGCGCGATGTACTGGAGCGAGTCGGCGACGTGGCTGAAACCTTCTTTGTCGAGCTTCTCAGGGATGGCGCGCAGCCCGCCTTGCTTTGTTCGTGAGTAGCGATATCCGCCCGACATTGCTCTAACAAGCCACGGGCACCCACGACGACTGATACACAATGCAGGCCCGGCATTAACGGCACGCCCCAGGAGAGCCTCAACAGCACGTAACCGTGCATCGATATCGTTGGTTGGGGCGGGATAGGCGGATAGACCAAGACGGCGCAAGGCATCGAAGCAGCTTTCTTCGGCAATCGTGCCTTTGGCCACACCCGAAGGATCGCCGACCACAATGGCTCGAGATCCGACGAATCGATTACTGAATAAGCGGGGTTTAAGATTCTCGTGGACGTGCTTCTCGAGGCCGATGTTTGACGCCGGGACTTCTTCATGGATGAGCAACCTTCCCATATGGTCAACCTGACCGATCACGGACCAGGGATTACGCCCAAAATCTTGGCCGACAATCAACGGATAACCGGGGATGACGAAGGTTTCGTCCACAACATGCCAAGAGGGCTTGAATGTCGCGCGGAAAACGGCTTCGCCGGAAGGGTCGTCGCCGTATTGAGCCAGCACGTAACGCTTTATCCACGGATGGTCTATCGGATACTGTTCAAGAAATCGTTCGTAGTATTTGCGACCCTGCGCTATCCGACGCGGATCGTCGTCGGCTAATTGCTTGGTTTCTTCAGTTTGAACCAGATGGTTCAGGTTTTCGGCTGCGGGATCCAGACCGGAAGGCTGAATGAAGATTTGCCAGTCGTTCGGCGGTTCGGTCATCAGCTTATGCCAGTCGCTGAGCTCGACTGGTAAGTTTGTATCGCAGATAAAACCGTACCAACTGCACGTGCCACGCGGACCGCTGGGATAGCGTCCGAGACGGCCGGCAATCGGGGCGAGAATGTCAGCCTGCGATTCTATCGCTTCGTTGATCCAACAGCCGGTGAGCTGGGCGCTGAGCAATCTGGCCTGGTCCATCGCTTCCTCGAGCGGGATGAATAGCCACTCGGAGCGCACGTTGCCGAATTTGAGGAAGTAAGTGCTCTTGGACTCCTGCCATTCGCCGAGACCAGCGAGCCAGTTGTCCATGTCGCGCAGCACCGTATCCTTGAGCTGCTTGAGTGTCTGCCGCACGAATGCCCACCGTGTGTAGCGATAGCCATCGGGGGCGGGTGCTTGCTCGATGCAGCGGCGCAGCACCTCCATGATGCAGCCAGTTGTTTTCCCGCTGCCGATCGGTCCCGCGAGGATGCGGCCGAAGGCGTTACTGCGCATGAAGCGGCCGATCGTCAGAGGCGCGGTATATCGGATGGACATCAGGGTGGTTCTGGCAGCGCAGGCGTTTCGGGCGTCTTTTCGATCGTCTTGTCGTAGGTCACTGTCTTATCGGCGCCGATATTGATCTGAATGACGAAGCGTTCGGCTGATTCGTTCGCAGATTGTTCTTTCTCGCCGACGCCGCCCATTTTGGCCATTAGTCGCGCGACATCGGTGCGGGCGTTGAGTGGTTGCTTCTCGTCCAGCGCCCCTTTAGTGAGGCTGGGAAGAATCTTTGTGAGGTAGGTCAGGCTGCCGAGCTCGAGCCTGGCCTTAGTATTCATCGGTGCGTGCCACGCGAGCGTGGCCTCGTCGAGGGCCTTCTTGAAATACGGGATCTGCTCGACTTCGTAGTATTCCTCTTCGCTCAGTCCGTAGTCGGCGAGGACGTCCTTTTTATCGCGTGCTTCTTTTGCTAGATCGTCGGCGAGCTGGGTGAGCTTCTCGGCGCTGAGAATGACCTTCCTTTTTATTGGGGACGGAAAGAATCCGGGTGTCGGCTTGGTCATGATTGTCGTCGCTTCCTCGGCAGCGTCCGCCATTCAAGGAAAGCCGAGGGTAGGGGATCAGGACGCTGGTCCCCTACAGCATAACAAATTTTAAACGTTTCCGCGATCTTATAAGGCCATGGCAAACGGTAATGGCTTCGGCCCTCCTCCTCCCCCTCCTTATCTCGGCCGAGAAGGGGTACTGCAGGTTATCCCGCCGGCGGCATACGAGGCCCAGGAACAGGCGCGACAACTGGCTCGGCAGGAAGCGATGCGCCCCTCGCCGCCGCCGGTCCCGCAGCTTGTGGGTTACGTCAAATCCCAATTCGAGATATTCAGGAACCACCGCAATACAGCGGCAGGCTGGAGCAACCGCCTGATCGAGGCATTGCGGGTCTACAACGGCCAGTATTCACCCACAAAATTCAAGGAGGTGGCAAAATTCGGGGGGTCGCAGGTCTATGCCAGACTAACCGCACAAAAGTGTCGGGCCGCGGCCTCCCTCTTGCGTGACATCTACCTGGGGCCGGACAAATCGTGGAAAATCCGACCGCCAGCGTGGTCTGATATCCCGCCGCAAATCATCCAGAAGATCGAGACGCTGATCCAGCAACAAGCCCAGATGGTCACGCAAACTCTGGGTCAACCGCCGTCGCCGGACGACTTGTCAACCCAGCGGCGCGCGTTGATGCAGTCGGCGGAGCAAGCGGCACGCAAGAAGGCCGAAGAACAAGCCGAGGCATCGGAAGACAAGATCGAGGAGATTTTACGTGAAGGCGGTTTCTATAATGCGGTTGCGGAGTTCTTGGTCGACCTGCCGATTTTTCCGTTTGCGTGTGTCAAGGGTCCAGTCGTTCGGGTGAAACCGAAGATCATATGGCCGCCAGGTGGTGGACAGCCGCAAGTCATTCAGCAACCAATTCTGACATGGGAAAGGATAAGTCCTTTTGATCTATGGTGGACTCCAGGTGTGGGTGACATCCAGAGCGCCGCTATTATTGAGAAATCCCGAATTACTCGCGCTGATCTCAACGATTGTTTGGATATCCCCGGATTTAATCACGATGAGGTCCGCGCGGTGTTGACTGAATTCGGGCGTGGTGGACTATACGACAACTGGGATACGACAGATGCCGAGCGTGCAGTGCTGGAAAGCCGCGAGAATCCGGCGTGGAATCGCTCTCAGCTGATCTCGCAGATGGAATACAACGGGAATGTTCTGGGCGAAGTACTACAAGAACAGGGCGTACCGGGCGTCACCGATCCACAGCGCGATTATCGTGTGCAGGCATGGTGCATTGGAAGCCACGTTATCAAGGTCATTCTCAATCCGAGCCCGAGGCAAAGACATCCTTATTTTATCACCTCTTTTGAGAAGATTCCTGGAACCCCCGTCGGTAACGGCCTCACAGACATCGTCGCTGACCTCCAGGAGGTGGCCAACGCCACACTTCGCAGTTTGGTCAATAACGTATCGATCGCCAGCGGCCCCCAGGTCGTCATCAACGATGACCGTATTCTTCCGACTGACAACCCCGACGATCTCTTCCCTTGGAAAAGGTGGCACGCGCGCAATGACCCCGTTGGGAGTAATCAGAAACAACCGATCGAGTTCTATCAACCGCAAGACAATTCGCAGAGCCTCATACAGACGTTCAAAGCGTTCGTTGACCTGGCCGACGACGTCTCTGCGATCCCGCGTTATATCGGGGGCCAAACGCCGGGAGGGGCGGGTCGCACATCAAGCGGGCTTGCTATGTTGATGCAGTCTGCCAGCCGGATCCTGCAGACTGTTGCTGCGAATATCGATCGAGATGTTTACGAACCGGCATTGCAGCAGCTCGTGGAAATGATCCTCTTGACCGATACGACCGGGCTACTCACGGGCGAGGAAAATGTCTCAGTGGCCGGAGTCGCTATTGCAGCGCAGCGTGAGACCCAGCGGCAGCGGCAGCTTGAGTTCTTGGC